AAAACATCAAAAAAAAAAAAAAAAAACTATTTTTTTTTTTTTTTTTTTTTTTTTTTTTTTTTTTTTTTTTTTTTTTTTATATCACCACAACATACTAGAAACTAGAGGATAAGTATAAGCAGCAACAGGACCGAAACCCGTAAAAGCACCCATCTGAAAATCATCGCCAGGAACCAAACTATAATAGCCACCGGCAGGGGTTTGCGATGTCAAAATGGAGAAAGCTTCTAATCCAATAAGGGATGTATCAGTGGGACTTTTGGTATAAGGTGCATAATACGGATAGCGAACACTAGCCAAAACACTCTGCTCCCGTAACATGGGAACACCTTGAGATCCATTTGATGGTGAACCTCCGAGTATATTGACTGTCTCGCCAGCTGCTGGGAGGTAATTCAAAATAAATGAACCCCGCCAAAAACGAAAAGCCGGCAAAAACAAATTAAGGTATGACATGGTGCCAGGCGCAGTGTTGGATGAAGCATACCACAAACTGGTAAAAAGAAACTGCATCAAATTGGAAACGGGATTAAAAACCAAAGGGGCTCCCAAAGCCAATTGAAACCAGGACGAACTAGTAGATTGAGGGACATGGTTCCAAGTGGGTCTACTAATTAATTGTTTAGTGGAAAGCACAGGCTCCCCGATAACGCGCTCAAAAGTGCTTAAACCACTCTGAGCGTAAATGCTAGCATTACTGGGTGCATAACCATATGGAGAACTAACAGGGCAACCAAACATTAAACCCTTTTTAGAAAAAACCTCAACAACAAAATAGCAAGTGTCAGTGATATCTGAGGCAACCACCAAAGGGTCCAAAACACGCATAAAAACTGTCCCATTATTGGATTGGTTTGCGGCGGCGGTAAAAATCATCTCATTAGGGTGACTATAAGGCACCTCTAAATCGAAAACACTGGCCTCACGCAGGTCGGCAATAATACTGGGGTAGTCGTAACGATTAGCGGCGTCAACAACTTCACCCTGAGCACTGTCGGGTTTGGGATTGTATCCAAGCAAAATGCGACCACCCATAAATTTACTGCGAGCGAACTTGAAGCGAAAGGTCAAATCCCCTCGCCAGTACCTCATACAACTAGAAATCATGAAAATTGGTGTAGGTAAAAGTGCCAAATTAAGTGTGTATGAACCCAAAGAGTCAGCAGTAACCTGCGTATAGGAAGAAGTGGTTCCTTGTGTCTGAAAAACAAAATAATTTGGACTGACGTTAGAACTCCACTTATAAGAGCCACCTGAATCACTGGTGGAAAGATATCCACGATAAATGCAGCCAGGTATGGAGGTAAGAAAATCAAAAGACATCTCATCAACAGCGTTAAACCCAATATCGTCAACAACAGCAATCTGGTTATTGTCAAACATCCCAAATTCTGCAGCATTAGTAATGGTCAAAGCCGTATTGTAGGTGCGCCCAAAAGTGCTCTGAATCAATTTGTTAGCAGATCGATTGGGCCTACTGTACCCAAACTGGGCAGCAAGTGAACCAATACCAGAGGCAATCCAGCTAACAGGATTAAGATATCTACTTAAAATCGGAATCTTACTAGAAACACCATTGGCAATCTTCGAAGTGTACTGCATAATAGTTGACACAGGACCAACTGCTTTAAACTCTAGACCCGACTGGGCTATAACTGTAGCCAAACCACTACCAGGTCCGACCAATTCAAAGTCTGTATAAGAAACGTATAAAGTGTAACTAACGGGCGTGGTGGCTGTTAAAGGGGCTGAAATGGGAGTGTAGGCTCCCAAAACAACACACACATAAGGGTCAGGGTCGGCAGTCCCAAGCCTAATATATTGCCTGTGAAACTTAAAATCATAACATAATTCAACAGACGTGCAATCAGCCAAATTCAACTCAGCATTGGGAGCTTGGGATAACAAAGGAACAAAATTGCTCTTCTGAAACCCACTACTTTGATCAATATTGGTAATAGGATACAAAGCTAGCTTAACGATACCAACCGACTGAGGTGGAGCTGAAAAAATTAAAGTAAACTTCATGCAAAAACGAACACCAACATAACCCGCAACATTATTAATATTCTGACTAAGTAACACGGAATTTTCATCAAAAGTGTAAGTTTGAAGGGGTCCCAAAAAACCATTAGAAATGGTGTCCGAAAATAAAACCGTGGGTCTGTCGAAGAGCCGGGGTTGTGGTCTAAAAATATCTAAATCGTGACTATGATCTGAAGAGGTCAAATAAGCCATATCATGAGAAACAGCAACAAGACTCGTTTGACCATCATCTTGTCGTGTGCCATCTGGTTCTAAGTTACCAGTACCTATGAGGTTTGTTTTGTTGTTTAAATTTTGTGTATTATCCATTTTTGTTAAATTTGTATGTGAAAGACCCGACTGGGGAGAAATAACTTGGCGCTCATGCCCAACAGGTTCGCCAAACCCATCAGCTGCGCTAGATCCGACTAAAAATCTAGCATCAAAATCACTATCCATATCCGAAGACCAAACAGGAACAAATCCCTGAAAGGCAGCTTGCCACATTGTGTAGCCAAAATCTATCTCTTTTAAACCAAACTTAGTGTGTACGTGAAGCGATGACCCAAAGAAAGAGAACAACTTAAAAGTGACTCTGTAAAAATAATCAAAACCATGCGCAGCTGCCTCTCGCATAACACAAGGGATAACAGATTGAAGATGCTCATCTTCGGTCGTCGTCCTCTTGCGCCAATTAAGCATATCCTCTATGGAGTCCACATTCAGTGCAGCATAACAATAGCCATCCCTCAAAACAAAGTTGCGCTTGAGGAATTGGACGTCACCTGCTGCCCCATCCTTCGTTGCAACAACATACTTCATACCAAATCCATTCGCGACTCCAACCATGTGATCAAAATTAAACGATTGGAATTTCTTGGATGTTGAAAAGATGTTATCGTCACCATAAACAAAAAGGGTTAAATTGGACTCCAAATCTAACAAAGTCGATTCACCAAAAGCATCAATCCACCCGGAGATGAAAATAACCTTGTTGTAAATGCTATTAAGAATGCTAGTAAGTGGGTGTCCACTAGGCAAACTGCCAACCTTCCGGTAGACCTCGGAAGACTTATAAGCATCACCACCAATGTGGTTACTCATATAAACTTCACGCAAAGCTCCCTTTAAAATCTTTCGATCCATCTCATCTGTGTACAAAGCTTCCGCCAACTGATCACATATACACTTAAGAACTGCTGGGTGTTGGCGCTTATCAAACTGCTTAAAATCGCCATCGTAAATGGGTGTGCCGAACCGTGAAAGTTTACTATTAATAATCCCCCATTCCGTGGAATATGGATTAACACCTATGAGACATCCATGATCCATCCTATGCTTCATAAACTCAGCAACAAACCCTAAAGTATATCTCCTTATCAACAAAGAATAATGCAATGGGGAGGTAGCTATAAGTCTGGTTGTGACAGTCTCAATTTTGCTTCTACCCAAAAGCTCATCTTTAAGAACATCCCTAAAAAGAACTCTGGGCTCAGCCAGCTCATTAGCATAGCGATACTCCAAATCAGCAACATCCTTCTCAACACGCACAGCGGCTTCAGAGTCATAAACCCAATCATTGTCTCCATAAATCGGCCGTTTGTTCGAATACTCCAAGCAATAAGGATAGCCTGGAGAAGTGCCTCTGTTAATGCCTCTTGCATAAGGATGATCAAACCCGCCAACCTGCGAAATGTAATCCAATTTGCGAACGACATCCCTATCCAGATGACGCATAATGTCATTTATGACAAACTTGCTCGCCTCAACAAAGCTGGAAGGTGGGGTGATAGTGTCAAAATCAACATCGGTGTCAGCGATAGCTTTCCTCATGGGATCAACCAAATCCCCATTAATATCAAGAGCAGGTCGTAAGTGTGCTGGTCGGTAAGCTGTGGGTGCCAATACCCCCGTAAAAGAAGTAGGCACAAACTTTGTTTGGCCAGGGTTATGCATGGGTTTAATACTATCAACCACGGTAATACTGGCTCCTTGTGGCTGAACAAAAGCAAGGTCTTCCAAAGTTATAGGACAATAATAAGCCTTACCGCAACCGTCACCAGCCACATGTATGCCAAGCAACCTATTGGTGGAATTAACTTTGGCGGAAATCACAGCACCTCCACAATCACCAATCCTAGTCGGTGCGTCGTACGGAATAACTCTAGACCGGGCGGTATAAGTGGAATCAGTATATCTCACCAATTGCTCCCCGCCAACACCATGGGAAAGATAACTCTTCATATCGCCCAAATAAACGACGGGGGCGGAGTTCCTGTAATTAGGTTTAGTGACGAACATATGTTTAATGTCTCTCACACCCTGTAAAGGTTTATCGAGTCGTATAACACACGCATCTTTATCTCCAGCCAATGGAACAACGCCAACCAAATTTAAAACGACCCTCCTATCCAAATGGGTGAAACTCAAGTCAACGCCCTTAGCCCTAGCCGCCACAACAAAATGATAGGGCAAGACAACATTACTGCCATCTACACACAGCAAATTGCCCAACTTCACTCCATTAATCTGGTGAAATGGTATCACATTGTTGGAAATCTTAAGAGCTACCTCATCTTGAATTTGGACTTGGGGCTCAACCTTGGGTGGAAAAAAATGGCGCATGACGGCTTTAATAGCTGAACGCAAAAGCTTGGCTGCCAAAATAATACCAGTTACTACAGCAGTCATCTTAGCAGCTATATCAAAATATCCAACAACATTCTTAACCCTATCAACAACGCCTCTGACTTTACGCACAATGCGAAAACCTGCATAAATGGCAGCTCCCGCAATCACTGTGTTAACTAAAGCGCCTTGCGGTTCCACCTGGTCCTCAACATCTCCCTCCTCTGGAAAATAACTATCAATAACAGGTGTCACGACAGAATTCAAATGCGATCCAAAACCCTGCTTCGAGCGGTAAATATTCTCAATCCTGGCAAACAATTCTCGCAGATTAAAACCATTAAATGAAGTGTGTCCCTCATTAAAATCGTGATCGTAAAAGGTCCAACACTTATCGGCTTGAGTGCAATCCTTAATCGAACCAAGAGCTATTGCTGGGTCCTTCTCGACATGAACAGCAATATCAAACCTACGTGACACAGCTGCGGCAGAATTAACCAAAGTACGAATATAGGAAACGTTGC